GGGGCCTAGAGTATATTATAGGGCCGGTTGTTGAAGTCAAGGCTTCTGGGGCTTTGCCCCATCATCCTCACCACCTCCCGCCGGCGATGACCAGTCCACATTAGCCACCGGGTATCAAGATTCCTTGGTATTTTGAGTGAAATCGGACCGTGAGGGAAGGTTGATGGGCGGTCGGTGGTGGTTGCACAGACATGGTAGCCGCTGAACTGCTCATTTTGGGTGTTTTGAACATCATTTGCATACTATCGATCATCATTCTGGCCCTCTGGATGAGGAAAGAGCTCGAGGAATCGGTCGCCGAGCTGGATTCCTCCCTCGCTATGGCGATCCAGAGCACCCTGGACAAGCTCACCGGCGAAGGAGTCGTCCCCTATGATCCTCCGAACCCTCTGCAGGCTGCCCTGGCTCAATTCCTCATGCAGAAGATGTCGACGATCGACGCAGTTGTTCAACAGAAAGCGCCCGATGGGACATTCCAGAAGTCAATTGACGAATTACAGTAGGATTATTAGCGAGATTGTTCACTTTCACCCCCAATGGCACGCAGAAAGACGAAGCGCCGACGCTCGAGAAAGAAGTTCATCAATCTGTATGACATGGCAGTTGCCTACGGGAACCTCGCGATCATAACGCAGGGCACTCTAGGCTCTGGACCAGTCGAGGCACTCACTGGAAGCTACGATATCGGCTACACCAAGACATCCCTGGGTATGGGCACCTTCGGACGCGGTGAACAGTCACTAGCTCTAACCGGCGCCACGCAGATCAGCCTGGCGGACATCATGAACGCCCCGACTCTCAGCTTCCAGCAAATCATGGACAACGCCCAGGCAAATGCAGTGCCCATGCTATTTGCAGCTACTTCTTTCAATATCGGAGCCCGCATTTTCAAGAAAGTCATGCGCCGCCCATTCACCCAGGCGAACAAGCTCATCAAGCCTCTCGGTCTCGATGTGAGGATTGGTTGATATGGCTACAAACACAGTCACAGGCAACCTCGTCTGCAGTGACGGGACTAACATCCCGCTGAAGCTGGACACCGTGGAGGGCACTGACACCTCTCTGACCACTGACACAGCATATACGGTCGCAGCGCAGAACGTCGGCGACTTCGCTCCTGGCAAGACCGTGGTCTCTGGTCTGGTCAGCTGCGACAACGGAGTCGGGTACTGCTACATTCTCTCGCAGGGCCTCGTGGCTGCAATCGTTCCATGGTCGGTCAAAGGTGCCGTCACAGATGGATCACCAGCGCTCTGCCAACCTTACACCCTCAAGGCAGGTGACATCGTGAAGGTGATGAACAACACCGCCGCCGATCGTGAAGCCGCCATGGCAGTCTACACCGCACGAGGAGTCTCGAGGATCTTCCACGTCACCCCGAGTGGTGGAGCTACAAACGAGCTAGTCGATCTCCAGACTGGCAACAGCATCGGCGACACTCTCCAGGGGGACCGGATCGTCAAGTGGTTCGGAACTTCCGTCGATGCAGCGAAGATTGAGACGCAGGGCTTCTTCGTCGTCGACGCCCTGGGCAACGTCATCGGCTCTTGTGCCGCTGGCTCACCGATCGTCCAGCAACCCAGCTACTCTTCCGCGAGTGTTGCCATCGCTCTGAACTACAAGGCCCAATTCCTAACCAACGCATGAGGTGAGGACTATGGCTAAGATGACCAAGGCGGCCGGTCGACGTCGACTGGGAGAAGTAGAGAGCAAGGCAAAGAAGCTCTTTCTTCGAGGATTCATATCCACCAAGGACCTGGAGTCAATCACCAGGATAGTGACAACGCGCTCTAAGCAACTGAAGTGATGCGGATGCCACTGCCAGATGCCCCGGCGCAATCGCCTCGAGTATACAAACTCCTGAAGAACACGCTGCTCGAGAACCTCACCAACGATGACATCACGCTGATCGGAGACCCTATCTCGATCGAGATGCTCAATGAGGACGAGCTGCGCAGACTAATCCTCGTCCAGTTAGCTCGTCTGACAGTCAAGCAGGAGTGGGATGGACTCCTCGGGTGATCGCATGCCACTGCCAGACGCCAACAAGAGATCCCCCAGGGTCTACACCAACCTGCAGAACATAGATCTCGACACTATCACGTTCGCTAATGTCCAAGACACTGGCAATCCCATCGCTATCGAGGAGATGAACGAGGACGAGATGAGGCGTCTTGTCCTGGTTAACCTCGCGCGCCTGGTATGTGCTGGTGAATGGAACGGCCTGCTTACTGCTGGTGGAGGTGGAGGAGGGTTCTCAGAGCTCCTTCCACAAACAGCTTCCACGGGAGCCGACCAATATGACATTACCAATACCCCCCCCTGGAATGGAACCCTCAATTCAGTCTTCACCGTCACTCCTTTCAAGAAGCCGCACGCCTTTCCTTTCATCGCCCCCGAGACTGGGACAGTCTCAGCAATCGGAATCAATGTGTCGACTGCGGAAGCGAGTGACAGTCTCTATGTCGCGATCTATTCCCAGGACGATAATTTTCTACCAGAGACGCTTCTAGGGTATGCCTTGATCGCCCTTGACTCTACAGGGATAGTATACCAAACCTCGTTATCAGCCTCTCCTGAATTGACCGCGGGAACTCAGTATTGGTTTGCAGTGAGTCTCACTCAAAGCTCTAACGCGGCGATAACAACTCAGGATTATCAGTATCTACCCAAGATAGGAATTACCGCGGTTCTGACAACGGGTCATTGGTGTATCTCGGATAATGCGGTTGGGAGTTATGAGGTTCCACCCTCAACATTCACCCCCAACAAACTAGAGACCGAAAACCGTCCGCTCATAGGGCTGAAGTTTTGAAGGAGGCTGAGAGTATGGATAGACAATGGAAAACCTACCACGGTGAAGAATTGATTGATTCCGGATCCCATGATGTCACATGGGAGAAGGTTCGAGCAGAGCGAGATCAAGCTCTAGCTGATACCGACTGGCGTGCAGTCAAGGATCGCACCATGAGCCAGGCATGGAAGGACTACCGCCAGGCGCTGCGAGACCTCCCCCAGGAGCACGACGAGGCCAACGACGCCGCCGATGCCTTCCCGGAGGCTCCAGATGCCTGAGCACCATGAGCACGGCGAGGAGAGCTTCCCCGAGCAGGTGAAGCGCCTGGTCGTCGACAACGCCTTCGCATTCGTACTCGGCTGGCTCCTGGGGGCGGGGCACATCGCAGCTCTCCTCGGTGATCTGGCTGGTGCGTTCTCATGACCAAGCGAAAGCCGGACAAGGTGATCGAGTACCGCTTCAGCCTGCAGGACAAGGAGCGCGAGATCCTCGACCAGTTCGTCAACGCTCATTCCTTCAACAGCCTCGCGACGCCGATCGTCACCCTGATGAACGACGTCACTGGGATGGCCGTCTTCCTCTCGATCCTAGCGGCAACAGGCATAGCCGGTGTTAGCTTCACTTTCATCTATGGTCAAGAGCTGACCATCGGGAGTTTGATGGAGGCGTTCTGGCTGCAGCGAATGGAAGCCCACCAGACGATGAGAGAAGAGACTGGTGTGACTGGTCCTGCAGCAGGCCAAACCGGAACCGAGTTCTGGACTGGCCTCGTTTACAACCTTCTGAACCCCAACTGGACCTGGTTCGATCAAGAATCCTAAAGATGACCTGTCAAGTAGGGGGGTAACGGCTACGATTTGGGGCCGTCGGTCCCTAATAGACGTAGATCCATCATGGATGGGGCCTCTGGGGGTTCTTCTCCTGCTGCAACGGCGAGGATATGATTCTGAAGGTGTCTTATGGTCTTCTCCGACTGTCTCAACCGCGCAGCTAGTCCGACTCTGTTCGCCGGTCCGTTATCCTCGGTGAACTTGATTGCGTAACGGATCTCTGAACTCTTCCCGCGGGCAGGCCATGATTTGTAGATGCGATAGGCTTCGTTATCGAGGGTCGCTGATATCAGGTGCATTCAATCACTCTCCGTAAATTTTCGCATATACTTCTTCATCTAGATTCGGGGCGGCTAGCTTCCAAATTCTGCGATAGCACTTTGCGACAGCTCGGCTGAAGCGCCTTTCTTCGGCCTCGGTAAATACATAGCTCGCGTTTTGACGGGTATCATTGAGAAAGGCATGCTCATAAATCGCCGCCATCATTTCTTTTTCATTCATTCAACTCGCCTCCTTCAGGAACACGTCTAGGAGCCTTCGACAGTGTGGGCAGGGGATAGTTACCTCAAACGTCCTTGAGACGGCTGGTGTGTCGTCTACGGGCTTCATTCAATCACCTCGCAACTATCACATGGAGCATATTCTCGATTACAAAATTTGCACCAAACATACTTCATTCAATCACTCTCCCACACATAACTGCACCCGTTCAGTGTAGTAGGACACTCCCACCCGCTCCAAGGCGAAAAGGCCGCCGACAGCAGATATGCCTTTTTTCCGCACTTAGGACACTTCATTCAATCACCTCGCATATACCAGCTGCAACCGTGTCTAAGCATTCTTCTTTCTTGCATATCATTCTATCAGGATGGCTTGAGAAGTTATCATCTCCGCAGACCACGCACTTTCTTTCATTCATCTTTATCACCTGTGGAGGATCGGCGTTCAGTGTGGATGCACTCGTTCTCCGACCCTCCATTTGATGGGAGGGGCCTAGAGTATATTATAGGGCCGGTTGTTGAAGTCAAGGCTTCTGGGGCTTTGCCCCATCATCCTCA